GGTATGCGCCGAGTGCCTGTGGCGGCGCGCTGTGCGGGACGACGACATTGCGGTAGCCTTCGGACCACAGCGTCCAGTCGCCGGCCTGGGAGGCGCAGTTGGACAGGATCATCTCGCCGCCATCGAGGCACATGTACTGCTTGTGCGAGAAGATCGCGATGGCGTTGATCCCGTTGATGAAGGCGCCGTTCCGGGCAAGATAGCCGATGCCGTTAGGGTTGCTCGGGGTGGCCCCCCAGAGCATGATCTGCGGGAAGACCGAATACGGGCTCACCACGGCGCGATCGGCGAGCGCGACACCGCCGCCACGCCCGACGAGCGGGTTCTGGTTGGCCCGGTCCAGCGGTGGCGGGATGAGCACCGGCTCGCCGGTGCGATACATCACGATGTTATGCGCATAGACGGTGCGGTTGATGACCGCGCCGGGACGGAAGGACACCGCAAAGCCCTCGGTGGGGTCGTCGAGGCTGTCGACGCGCCAGCCGCCCTCGAAGCTGAAGCCCTGGACATAGCCGCCATTGCCCATCCGGAAGACGTTGCGCTCCTCATACCCCGGTGCGGGGACGATCTTGGTGGCCCGGGCCGCGGTGGCGGAAATGACGCCCGTGCAGTGATCGGGAAAATCGATATGGCCCTGTGTCGGGTAGGTGCCGGGATGGACATGGATGACGGCCGGGTCTTCCGAGCCCGCAAGAAGGTCGCGGGCCGCCTCGATGTCGCGGACCGCGCGGTCGCGGCCCTCGCCGTTGCGGCTGTTATGCCCGTCCTGGGACACGTGGAAGATGCGCTCTTCGGGGTATCCGTTGGCAAGCGAGGGCGAGACGAGCGCCAGGGTCGAGCGCTCGAGGGCGCAGATCTCGATATCGGTGGCGTGCTGCGCACCGTAGGTCTCGACAAAAGGCTGCGCGTAGCGCGCAGCAGCAGGCGCCGCGATCGCATCCGCTCCGGGCGCGGCGCCCACGTCGAGGGCCATGGCGATCGTGCGGCGGCCGTCGGTGACGCGCGGGGCGAGGTCCGTGTGCGCTACGGTCTGCGACAGCACCGCCTTGTCGGCATCAAGCCAGATCACGCCGACTGCGACCGCATCCGAGGCCGGGTCCGGGCTGTCGGTCACGCGCCGCCAGGCCGCGCGCAGGACATGTGCGACGCCGGGCTCGAGCGGCACCGGGGTGAGGCCGACTAGCTTCTGCAGGCCGGTCAGACGGGTGATCTTGCCATCGGCGCCCACGGCGATGGCGCCGCCATCGATCTCGTAGAGCGTCGGCGTGTCGCCGGGGCGATGCTCGAGTGGGGTATAGGTTTGCATGAACGGGCCTCAGCGCAATCGCAGTTCCAGAAGCGGGATCGAGGTGATCGAGCCGAGCCGCTCGATATCGAGGGTGACGTCCATCAGGTCGCTGTCGAACCGGACGGGCACGTCGAAGGCAAAACCGGCGGTTAGGGCCACGCCGGGATCGGGCGCGGTCTCAAAGCTGATCCGCCCGGTGGTGGCATCGACGGACCAGCCGGTGAACTGCTCCGCGCCGCCCAGCGCGATGCGGATGCTGCCCGCCACCGGCTTGTCGATACGCCGGATCTGGCCGTGCGGGGCGGTGCCGTAGGTCTTGGTGAGCTGGAACATCGTGGTCTCGCCGTCGCCGACACCGATCTCCTGGTCGAGCTCGGAGATGGCGCGCGAGGGCAGGCTCGACGTGTAATCGGCCCAATCCTTGAACCGGAACCCGTAGAGGCGACCAAGGCGCGCCTCGAAGAAGGCCACGACGCGGGCGAGATCGTCGGCGCGGCGAATGCCGTAGCTGACGTCATAGCGACGGCGCGACGCGGACCACGAGGCGTTGCGCTCCTCATGGCCGGAGGCCAGTTCGACCACCTGCGTGCGGCGTTCTGGCCCGCCGCGCGCGCCACGGCTGATATCGTCGGGAAAGCGCTCTTCGTGAAAGGCCATCGATAAAGGCTCCTGAGTTATAGTCCACGCCGCCCCAGCGCGACCGCGCGGGAGATATCGGCGGCGACTTGGGTGCGCGATTGCCGGAAGCTTTCCGCGTCGCGGGTCATGATGTTGACGGTGACGTTCGGCTCGCGGCGACCCGGCCCGTCGTAGTCGCGGGCCTCAGCTCGCGAGAGCACCCGCTCGCCGCGCTGCAGGATCGCCGGGACTTCGTCAGCACGGAGCCCGGCCATGCCCCCGGCGTGCATCCTCGGCGCGTCCGCAAATGCCATGGCCGGAACCATGCGCGCGGGGCCAGCGGAGCCAACCACGCCCCCGGCGTGCAGAACGTCCGCAAAGATCCCGCCCGCGCCGCCGAGCGCGCCCGAGAGCGCATTGGCGATCGGCCCGAGGATGAAACGTCGCGCCGCGAGTTGGGCGAGATCGGCGAGCAGAGAGGATACCAGATCGCGGAAGTTCAGCTTGCCCGTCTTCACGAAAGTCCCCACCGCGGTCTCTGCGGATTGGAACGCTCCGACCAGCGCATTGCCGATATCTCCGCTGATGCTGTGGGCCTTGCTGGCATAGTCGGACAGGGCTGAGGTCACCGCCTTCCAGCCGTTGACCGCGGCCTCGGTGTCGGGCGCGGCGGTCGCGGCCGCGGCTCCGGCGGCGGCACCGGCCGCCCCTGCCGCCTGTCCGGCCTCGCCAAGCGCGGTTTCAAACCGCTCGGCAGCTTTACTGGCCTCCGTCAGCGCATCGCTGCCATCTTCCTCGCTGCCCCGCACCGCGTCGCGCAGCGCCTGCCAGCTCTCGAGCGGCGCGCGGGCGCTCTCGGCCAGATCGCGCGCCACGCCGCGATAGGTGTTGGCGGACCCTAGCGCCTCTGTGGCCGCGCCCGTCAGACCAAGATCGGGCGCGATGAGCGGATTGTCCTCGAACGCGCGGTCGAACGCGTCGCGCGCAGCAGACGAGGCCGCCGTTGCCGCGCCCTCGAACCGGTTCTCGATCTCGCCCAGCTCCAGATCGGGGATGACCGACAGCCGCCGCTCCGAGCCGAGCGCTTCCAGCCCGGAATTGAGGCCGCCGATGAACCCGTTGATGCGGGAGACCACGCCATTGAGCATCGCCTCGACGCCGTCGACCAGGCTGTTCGCCGCCTGGAACGCCAGGTCGCCGATGGCCGCCGGCAGCCGGCCCCAGATCGTCTTTATCGCCTCATAGGCGCCCTCAAAGGTGTTTACCGCGGTGTTGCCAAAGCCGACCACGCTCTCGATGGCGCTCTGCATCGCCGCAGCCGCATCGGCCTTGAGATCGAAAAACGTGGCCGTGGCGGCCGCGCCCGCTGCTGCAGCCGCGGTCCTGATCCGGTCCCAGACCTCGACGGCCACGCCCCGCAGAAGCCGCATCGCCGCGCCAAAGCTGCCCGCGCCCGACACGAGCCGTCCGAACTGGTAGATCAGCTCGCCCGCACCCACGATCAGCGCCCCGATCCCGGTGCGGATGAGCGCGCCGCGCAGGACCACCAGCGCCGTGGCCAACCCGCGTACCGACAGGGCCGCCGCGGCCAGGCCCGCCACCCAGCGCCCTGCCAGAAACCCGGCGAACGCCGCCGCCGTGCCGGCCAGCCGACCGAGATTGCCAAAGAGCCCCTGGATCGCCTGCCCGAGCGGGCCGGTGGTGCGGGCGGCCGCCGCCATGGCGTCGGCAATAGCCTCCAGCGCCGGGGCCGCGGCCACCGCGAGCTGGTTGGACAGCCCCCGCCAGACCAGGCCCAGCCGCGAGATGGCATCGTTCGTGCGCTCGATCTGTGCCGCGTCCTGGTCGGAGACGATCGCCCCGAAATCGCGCAAATCCTGATTGGCCTGCGCTAGCGTGGCCGTATCGAGGCGCTGAAACGCCACGAAGGCCCGGTCGCCGAAGAGCTGGCTGAAGAGCGCCGCCTGCTCGGAGGCGCCCGCGTTCTCGCGAATGCTGCGCGTGACCGCGTCGATCCGCTCGTCGAGCGGCAGGCGCAGCAGGTCTTCTGCATTCAGGCCCAGCTGCTCGATCGCCTTTGCTGCCGGGCCCCCGCCATCGCTGGCAAAGAGCGACAGCCGCCGCGTCAGCCGCGAGGCACCGCCCTCGATCTCGGAAAACCGCGCGCCCGAAAGCTCCGCCGCCCGCTCCAGCACCTGGATGCTGGCCACGGTCGTGTCGAGCGAGGCCGCGAGCTTGGCCTGCGCATCCACCGTCTGCAGGCCGGAGCGCACCATGGCAACACCGGCCGCGGTGGCGGCGGCCACGGCAGCGGCAGAGGCCACACGCACGCGGCGCGCGAACCCCGCAAGCCGCCGGTTGGCCGCCTCCATCTCCTGGCTGAGACGCCCGAACCCGCGCTTGCCGGCCTCGCCCACGCCTTCCAGCTCGGCGCGCACCTGTCGGCCGCCCGTCGCACCAAGGCGGACGCTAACGTGTTTCTCGGCCATCGGTCAGACTCCTTGCTTTCGCCACATCGGCGTCTTACGTTATTGGCATCGATACATTGAAAGTATGACCATGGCCGAGACCGCGACCCTGTCCTCGAAGTTCCAGATCTCGATCCCCAAGGCGATCCGGGCTGCCCAGCATTGGGAAGCCGGGCTGACCTTTGCCTTCATCCCGAAAGGCACGGGCGTGTTGCTGGTGCCGGTGCCGAAGAAGAATGATCTGAAGGGGCTCGCGAAAGGCGCCAGACCGGACGATTACCGCGATCGTGCAGACCGCGTCTGATGATCCTCGTCGATACCTCGGCCTGGATCGAATGGCTGATCGACTCGGCAACCGGCGCCAAGGTCGCGGCGCGTATTCCCGAGCAGGCCGACTGGCTGGTGCCGACGATGGTCCAGATCGAGCTCGCCAAGTGGCTCACGCGCGAGGCCGATGAGGACAAGGCAGATCAGGTGATCGCCTTCACGCAGGTCTGCAATGTGGTCCCGCTCGACACCGAGATCGCGCTGGCCGCGGCCGAGGCCTGCCGCACTCACAAGCTCGCGACCGCGGATGCCATCATCTTCGCAACGGCCCGCGCCCATGGCGCGACAGTGCTGACCTGCGACGCGCATTTCGGGGGGCTGCCGGACATCATGCTGATCGAGAAAATCAGGGCCTGACGCCGGCATCTGTATCCGCCGCCAATGCCTCGTTCACCTTGCGCACCATCACCGCCTCGAGGGCGGGCAGCAGTTCGGCCATGGCGAGGGGTGGGATGCCGAGGGCGTCGCCCAGTCCCAGCGCGGCCGACAGGTCCCAGCCGATCACGGCGCCGGGTGTCACCCGCAGCTGGCCACCGAGGCGGCCCACCAGGTCCCAGACCTGCCAGCCCTCGAGGGTCAGCGGCTGGTTTTGCCGCGCCGGGCAGTCCTGGCACGCCGCTTGGCAGGCGTCGCAGTAGCGCGCGCCCCCGCCGAAGGACCAGTCGGCGAGAGCGCGGAGGCGTTTTTTTCCTGTTCCAGCAGCAGACCCTTTGAGACGTAGGTCAGCTGGAAGGCCTCGAAGATCGGCCAGATATCGAGCAGCGCGTCGATGGCTTCCGGCGTGGGATCGATGACGTTGCCTTCCGCGTCGCCCACGCCCTCCCAGGCGAGCACTGCGCGGCGCGCGAGCGCCTTGGCGAAGACCATGGCGCGCTCCTCGTCGGAGATCACCGCCGGAATTGCATCGGGGGTCTTGTCGGAGTCTTCGTCCGGGGCCTCGTCGGGCACCGCCTCGACGGTCGGATCGCTGCGGGTCGCCACCATCAGCGCGGTGGTCAGCGGGCGCAGCTGGACCCGGACGCCGGGAGCGATGTCATGCCAGCGCGGCGCGTTCGTCAGATCGAGTGTCAGCATCAATACGTCTCCATGTCGTTCACAAGGGTGGCGGTGCACATGCCGTTAGCAGTGGCGTCGCGCGCGGCCTGCCAGTCGAAACTCGCCTGCACGCCCTGCGGTCCGGAAATCTCGATGCGGGGGCGCGGCAGGTAGACGGCGTGCACGGTGAAGGTGAAACTCTCACCGGACGGCAGAACGTAGCCGAACTCGAGTTCGCAGGGATCGCCATTGATCGCCTGGTCCACCAGAACCTCATCGGCGAAACGCACCTCGATCCGTCCACTCAGCGCGGCGATGGACGGGTCCGCCCCGTCGATACGGCCGTCCGAACGGATCGTCTCGATCCTGTCGAGGTTGTTGGCGTAGGTGATCTCGGCGGAAACCACGTTGCCGAGCGCCGTGCCGTTGCGGGTGATCGCGCCGTTGAAATGGCCGAAGCGCTTGAGTGCGAGTTCCGCCGGTGTGCCGGCGGCCGTGGTCGTGCCGACCGTCTCGCTCTGCGCCACCAGTCGCGCGGTCGCGGTCAGGAGGCCCGAGCGCTGCATCTGCCAGCTGATCTGGTCGAGCACGCAGCCGGAATACATCGCATAGCGCGGCACCTCGGGCATGCCGGTCTCGATCGACAGGCTGGGCAGCGTCCACAACCCCGACTGAAACGCATGCGTGAAGGGCCCAGGCGTAGTCCCGGTGGTCGTTGGCGCGCCGAAGGCTGCCTTCAGCCAGACCCCGAAGCCTGAGGCGTCGATCGGCACGACCACGTCGCCATCAGCCGTCACCACGTCCTTGATCGGCGCCAGCGGATCCCGGCCGTAGCCCAGCAGCTCCGAGTTCAGCAGCTGCTGCTCCGCGCCGAGCGAGGTGCTGGCGAAGGGCATCTTCGTGAAGCCGCTGACGGGTGGGGTTCCATAGGTCGTCTCGAACGCCAGCGCCATCTGCGCCCGCGCCCCCTGGGCTCGTGCCATGTCGGGTCCTTTCGTTCAGCATTCGGAAACCTGCTTTCCGAAGATCCGTTGTTCTCGTTCCGACGTTGCTGCAGGGTGCGCGCGTGGGTGTGGCACCGTTGGCTTCAATCGGGGGTTGGAATGGCATTCTTGAAAAAGCATCGCCGGCAGGGCCCTGCGGCGCGGTCGCGTGGGTTTTCCACCGGCGTGGTCGTCATCGCCGCTCTGGGCGGGATTTCCCTTCTCAGCAGCTGCGCGCCACTGCAACACACTGTTCCGACTGCAGCCGTCCCTGAGCCGCGGTCCGAGCAGCTTCCCGAGCGGATCGATTTCTCCGGGCGTGTTACCCGCACGGTGGATGGCGACACGTTCTGGGTCAGCTCGCGAAACGTGAGCATCCGGGTCTGGGGGCTCGATGCCCCGGAGACGAACCAGCCCGGGGGGTCGACCGCGACGGCCGCGCTGACCCGCCTGATTTCCGGCCAGACCCTGCAATGCCGGCAGCGCGACATCGACCGGTACGGACGCATCGTCGGGCAATGCTTCCTGCCAGACGGCCGCGACATCGCGGCCGCGATGATCGCGAGCGGCGCCGCAACGGAATACTGCCGCTACTCGGATAACTACTACCGAACCTGTTGACAGCCGCAGTCAGGCCAGCGCGTCGGCCGTGGAATAGTGCAGCACCACCGGGATGACAGCCGCCTTCAGGCTTGCCGCGCCCTCGACCGGCAGATCCACCGGGCGCGGCGCTTCCGCCTCGACCCAGTCGCAGAGGCCGCCCAACGTCCGGTCGGCGGCGATCGCCGCGCCGATGCCGGCGGTCAGCGTGTCGAAGGCTGCATCACGGTCGGCACCTTGAACGACCGCCTCGATCTCGGCGCGGTGCTGATAGTGGTAGCGTAAGGGCGAGAGCGTTACCTCCGGCTCCCCCGGTTCGCCGTCACGCAGGATCAGCAGGCCATCGGCCGGTACGCGCTCGGGCAGCACCTCCCCGCGCAAGGCAATGGCGGGCAGCGCCGAGAGGCGCGCGTGCAGCGCGGTGAGGATGGTTTCTCGATGAGTAAACATATGATACGAGGTGCCTTGAACGGCGGTGTAACGAAGGGACAACAATTGGCTTGGAGAGCACTTAATGAGGCGTACGCTTCCTACCTGATGAGCACACGCTTGGATTTCGCCTGTTGGTTAGAGCAGACTGGAGCGCCGCCTCCAGTTTCTTTTAATACAGCGGCCAATTTGAGAGACTGGTGTAAAAATATTGGCCACATGAAGATCGAACCCTTTGGGAGACTGAGTGGCGCACTGCGCGTCCACGGAGCTTTGCATGCCGGTTGGTACTATGATCAAATTTGGACTGACAAACGTTATAGTGGGTACCGGCGTCTCATGTTAAAGCATGCGATAGACGGTTTTGATGTCAACCCAAAGGACTTATCCGGTGTAGATGCAGATCATGTTGTCGCGAGGAACCTATTGAAGAGAATGCCGAAGGCTTGGGTTGCAGTTTTCCCTGTACCAGCCAATGCAAATCGAGGCTTTGGAAGAATAGAAAGTCATCTTCCAAAGTTTGCGCCGAACAAGAACACGATTAGTTTGACCCCAATCACAGCCTTTAAACTATTCTGCACGCACCTGCCGCGGAATGGCACTGAGCTTGCACTAGCAATGCGCGATATTCGGGGCCAAATCATGAACAATGATATTAACGTCGTGCGATTCGTGGATGCTATGGAAAAAGATATCCGTCGTTTCCTAAATTAGCGATGCCAGTGGGCGTTGTTGCACATCTCTGACGACAGAGGATTCACTTCACGAATCCCTGCGGTTACACGGGCTGCATGAGCAAGCCATCCCCCGCCCGCTACCGCACGACCAACTGGTCCGACTACAACGCTGCACTGCGCAAGCGCGGCTCGCTGCTGGTCTGGTTGGACAAGGATATGGCCTGGCTTGCGCCCCATGAAGGGCGCCCGGGACGTCCGCCGGTCTTCTCCAATGCCGCCATCCAGTTCTGTCTGTCGATCAAAGTGTTGTTCAAGCTTCCCTTGCGACAAACCGCCGGGATGGTGGCCAGCCTGCTCCGGCTTGCAGGATTGAACTGGCCCGTGCCTGACTTTTCGACCCTGTGCCGCAGGCAGAAGACCCTGGCGGTGCAGATCCCGTATCGCCGTGCGGGCGGGCCGTTGAACCTGCTCGTAGACAGCACCGGGATCAAGTTCCTTGGCGATGGTGAATGGCAGGCGCGCAAGCATGGGCCGCAGGGCCGCCGCCAATGGCGCAAGGTGCATCTTGCCATGGACCCAGCCACATCCGACATCCGCGCCGTGGAATTCACCCCCAGCCGGGACGGCGACAGCCCCGTGCTGCCGGAGTTGCTCGGCCAGGTTCCGGTGGATGAGCAGATCGGCACGGTGACCGCCGACGGGGCCTACGACACACGTCGGTGCCACAGCGCCATCATCGCGCGTGACGCTGTCCCGATCATCCCGATCCGAAAGAACGGGCGGCCTTGGAAGGACGACTGCCCGGCGGCACGCGTTCGAAACGAAACCCTGCGGGCGACCCGGTACTATGGCAGAGCCTTCTGGAAGCGGTGGACGGGGTACCACGCCCGCAGCCGGATCGAGGCGAAGATGCGCTGCCTCAAGGCCTTTGGTGAGCGCATCGCCGCCAGAGACCCCGACCGACAGACCGCAGAAATCCACATCCGCATCGCCCTCATGAACCGCTTCACCGCCCTCGGCACCGCCGAGATCGTCCGCGTGGCCTGACGTCAGCGGGGTAAGGGGAAGTCACGTCTCAGGCCTGAGTTCTGCAACAATGCCATGCCAGTGATTCCTTGCATCTTCTTCAGAACGACTTGATCACCGCCGCCCCTCCACCCAGTTAGCCACAATCAGCCCAGGCATCGCGTCATGTACCTGCGCGGTATCCCGATCGAGATCCAGCCGTTTCGGCAACTTGACCTGCGGCACCAGCAGGAAGATCGGCACAGTGGTCAGGCCTCGTCCCGTTTTGGATCGCGAGGCCACCGCACGCCCGCCCTTGTTGAGCCGCCCTTCGGCGACGAGCAGGCTCGGGCCGGACCGGCGGTAGACAAAGCGCAGGCGCAGCCCCGTGCGGCGTTCCCATTCGACCGGGCTGATCCGGCCGCCGCGCCGCGACTTCCCGGCGGCTGCCGTTGGAATCGTCAGCCAGAAGCCATTGCGCGAGCGGATCAGCGGGCCGGTGTCGTGCGCGCTGACGATGTCGGGCGCCTTCGACCAGACGAGGGCTGCGGCGTTCAGGCTGGGCCGACCCTTCGGGTACTGCTCGGACCGGATCGTGCGCGCCAGCCGCTGACCGAGCCCCGCGCCGGTGATCTGACTGCGCCAGGCGGTCTTGAGGCTGGTCCCGGCCTCGCGCGTGGCGGCCGTGACGGCCTTTTCGCCCGCCTGGATTTCCGCCGCCATCATGGTGGCAAGGTCGGGGGTGATGTCGAGTTTGAGCTTCATGGGGATCACGCAGGCCGCAGATCAATGGTCCAGACAAGCCGTTCACGATCCCGCACCGGCTCGCCCTGAATGAGAAACGCCTCGCCAGCCATCTCGACACGGTCGCCGGGACGCGGGTTTGATACCTCGGCCACGCGCAGATCGATCCGCGTGGTCGCCGACCAGATCCGCGCGTCGCCGAAGCTTGAGACGTCATCCGCGCGGCGGGTGACCACACGGATCAGGACGGGCGCACCCGCGTCCGAGATATAGACCGCATCGCGGGCGATGTTGGGATCTCCAAAGAGTGTGTCCATGGCGAGGGCGAAGATCGACATGCTGAACGGTCAGTTCGAACTGTGCAGGCGGATCGCCAGCCGCGGGCGCTTGTTGACCGGCAGGATCGATCCCTCCGTCATCAGGTCGATCCAGCGCCCCTTGGTATCGATCATCTGCCGCGCATAGAGCGGCAGACCCACGGTATTGGCCGTCTCCAGCAGGTTCGCCGGCCCGCCATAGGTGGTGAAGGTGTCAAACGTGCCAAGCGGGAAGGCGATGCCCTCGCCCGCGGGGATCAGCCGTTCCGAGGTGCCGTTCGAGAGTGTGACCGAGCCGTTGTATTCCTCGAAGAGGATGCCCGCGAAGGGAAAGGCGCGGCGCATGTCCTCGCGCAGGGGCTGACCGCCGGTGGCCGAGTAGAACTTGTAGGCGTCCTCGGTCTTGGGATGGCTGATCAGCTTGTCGAAGAACTCCGAACTGACCAGCGCATGCGCGGTGGTCATGGTCTCGCCCAGCAGATTGTCCTCGATGGCGCGCAACGACGTGCGGACCTTGCCCTGGATATTGGTGCCGGCCGTGCCGAAGACGAAGTCGACCGAGATCTGCGTGATCCCGAACTCGGTGAAGTAGTCGTAGAGCGTGCTGCCCGCACCGTCCTTCACGATGCCGCGCAGCGCGTTCATCTCCATGTATTCGCGGGTCTGGGCATGCTTGCGCCGCATCAGCGTGAGCTTGCGGTTCATCACCTCGACCAGCGGATCGGCGGCGTCCGAGACGCCAAGCGCCGGCATGCCCTGAATATCCGAGGGCAGAATCACATCGTCATGCGGGATCCACGGCAGCGCAAAGCTGCGCATGGAGCGCTGCTCGCGGTTACCGACGGTGGCGGGCGCGCCGAGCGGGACAGAGGGCAGCAGGCTGAGGACGCCCTCGCGCTGCTCGATCACGATGGAGCGTTGCGTGACGCCCTCGAAGCGGAAGAGGCCAATCTGGCCAAGGCGGGTGTAGAGATTGGGCAGGATGTTGATGGCCTGCGTCATCTCGGCGAGCGAATAGCCGCCTGCGTCGAACGGGTTTCGGGTGAGGGTCATGGGGATCTCCGGGGGATGATATGGGGAACGAACAGGGGGCACCGCCCGATCAGGCGGTGTCGCGGGCGATGATCCCGAGGGCTGCCAGCTGGCTGATCTTGGTGGTGATCTTGGTCGCGTCATCGACGGTGCCGTCATAGGCCAGCGCCGCGCGCGACACGATCGCGGGGCCGCGCATGAGCACCACGCCGACGGCATCGCCGGGCGTGGCATCGACCGCGTAGAGCAGCACGGCCCCGGCGGTCTGCGCGCCGTCCGTGCCGCCGGAGGTGGCAAGCTTGTACTTGCCGCTGGCGGTGATGCGGCCCAGCACCGAGCCGACGGGATAGGCGGTGCCTTCAAGCAGCGGGACGGTTTCACGGGTGTAGTTCGGGTTGACCTCGTATTTGAGGACATCGCCCATCGTGGGCGGTTCGGTCAGAACGGGCATGGCGGAGATCCTGTATCAGGGGGACAAAAGACATCCCCCTCCGGGAGTGCGGCGGGGGATCAATCAGGCAGACGAGTGTCGGAAGGGTGCCGGTCGGTTCGACCGGGTGATCAGGTTTTCGTGCCGGACGCGGCCGCGCGTTTTGCAGCCGCGATGATCGGGCTTTCCTGCGCCTGCGGCAGCGCCGGTGACGGCGGGGCGGCGACGATATCGCGGGCGTCGGTTGCGGCGCTGGCGCGCTCGAGGACAAGGCTGCGCAGGGCCTCGGGCGTGGTGCCCTCGCGCAGCGCTTTCGCTGCATCGATGGCGATGCCGAGGCGGCCCGCCTGCGCTGCGATCTCGGTGATCTCCGCCGCCTCCTGGCGCAACTGCGCCGAAAGCTCGGCCAGATTGCCGGGTCCGGGCTGCGAGTACGTTTGATCCGGTGCTGATGCCTGTGGAGATGCCGATGCGATCTCGGGCGCGGGTGTGGCTGGCGCAGCCGCCGCGTCAGGTGTTTGCGCGGTGCTGGCTGTTTCGGGAGGCACATCGGCGGCGGATCGATCAGGCGTCGTATCGCTCGTCCCGTCTTGCTGCACATCGGTGATGTTCTCTTGCGGGTTGGTTTCATCATCTGGCGCATGGGCCATGGCGGTCTCCTTTCGTGTGGTGGTTTGGGTCCTGGATCGGGATGGTCGAGCCATGTGCACGTTCGGGCGCGGCAGGGTGTTTTCACCGGCGACATGCGCACGGAAGCGGGTGAAACCGCTCGCAAGATCAATGACCGCATCGGCCAGGCCAGCAGCCACGGCATCGGTCCCGCGATAGATCGCGGCCTCGGTCGCGAGCGCGGCGTCCTGGCTCAGGGGCCGGGCGCGGCCGGCTGCGACGGTCTCTGCAAAGAGAAACCGCAGCACGTCGATCTCGCTCTGGATGTCGTCACGGACGCTCTCGGGCAGCGGCGCGTAGGGGTTCCCGTCGACCTTGTGGGATCCCGCATGGATCAGCGTCACGCGCACGCCGTCCCGGTCGAGCTGGCCGCTGAGATCGGCATGCATGACGACGACTCCGATACTGCCGACCGCGCCGGTGCGCGGCAGCAGGATACGGCTCGCCTGGCTTGCCAGCGCGTAGCCCGCCGAGAAGGCGTGTTCCGCCACAAAGGCCCAGACCGGCTTGTCGCGGCGCAACGCGCGGATGCGGTCGGCCAGATCGAAGACGCCGGCGACCTCACCGCCGAAGCTGTCGATCTCCAGCGCGACGCCACGGACGGCGGGATCGCCGGCCGCCGCCTCGATCTGGGCGGCGATGCCTTCATAGCTGGTCTGGCCCGAAGACTCGCCGATCCAACCGCCGCGATGAATCAGCACGCCGGAGATTTCGATCACGGCAATGCCGTCGATGACCGGATAGGGGGCGTCACCGTGCTGGCGCAGGCGCTCATTCAGGTTGCCAGCGATGATGCCGGCACGGGCTGGCAGGGGCGCCGCGCCCTCTGGCACGCCATCCATGCCTGCCATCTCGACTTGCCGGCCGAGAACGCGCGGCCCGAGGCCTGACAGGAACGCCATGGCCTTGGACGGCTCAACCAGCAGCGGGGTGTTGAAGGCGCGCGCGGCAATACGGGCGTGAAGCATCAGGGCTGGTCCTCGTCTGGGCGCGGGCGGGTCTCCGCGGTGTCGTCATCGTCGTCGGCGTCGTCGGACGGGGTCCCGTCTCGATCATCCCCCTCAACCGACACGTCCGCTGCGCCCTGCGCGGGCGAGCCGGGGCGGCGGAAGTCGAGGCCGAGCGCGCGCTCCCGGGCATGTTCCGCGGCGATCTCGCGGTCGACCTGCTCGGCGTCAAAGCCGCGCTCGGCGATCGCCTGCGTGCGGGATTTGAGGCCGGCCTCGATCTGGGCGATCTCGGCATTGGCGTCCTTCAGAGGATCGACCCAGTCCCACTTTGTGGGCAGCCAGTCGGCGGTGAGCAGCCGGGACCGATTGGCCTCATATCGCGGCAGGGCCAGCGCGCCCGACAGCACCGCCGCATCCATCCAGCGCGCATAGACCGGGCGGCAAAGCTGATACACCATCACCGAATGCTGCCAGGCCGAGACGCGGCGGCGGAACTCTATGAGGGCCAGGCGCGAGTTCGAGAAGTTGCCCTTCACCATGTCGTTGGCAAGGTATGGATAGGGGATGCCCAGTGCCGCCGATATCTGCAGCAGCGTGCGGTACTGGAACGGCTCGTAGGTCGCACCGCTGTCGGCGGGCTGGCCGACGGTCACATCCTCGCCCGGATCGAGCCGCACCACCTGTCCGGGGCTGATCTCGACGCCGCCCGGGTCGTCGTCGTCGCCGGGCGGGGCCAGCGGGTTTTCCGGGGCCGGCGAGGT